GGGATGTAGTTGTAGGCTGCTTCAAAGCCAAGGGTCTCAATGAAGAAGCTGCGCTGATTCAGGCACGTGTTGCCCGTATCTGCCATGCCAAAGACTATGACTTCGAGAAAAAGGAAGTCATTCTCTGGACCCCTGACGTATGATACTAGGAAACTCCGATGAATAAAGTCCCCGCTATTTCAAAAGAGTTGGTTGAATATCTCGAATCTCTGGTAGCCCCCTGCCAAAAAGAGAACGCCATTGTTAGCTCCCCTGCTGACATAGCACTCGTGAACTTCAACAGAGGCAGATTGCAGTTGACTCAACACCTTCGGCAATTACACGATAAACAATTTCAAGGAAAGGTGATACCCGATGTGTACTAGCAAACCATCATCCCCACCGCCACCACCACCTCCCGCTCCACCACCCCCAGTTATGGCCCCGACACGGATTGAAGCCCCGTTGAACTCAGGCGCAAACTCACAGGTGCAGCGTAAGGCACGTGGCACATCCGCCCTGCGAATCGACCGAGCCGGGTTGAATGCAGGTAGTGCAGGCGCTGGCCTCAACATCGTAGTGTGAGGTAAGACACATGGAAGGCAATAACACTGTAGCCAGTTGGTACAACAAGATGCACACGGAACGTAACCCATTCATTGAACGGGCCTACGAGTGCAGCGAGTTGACCATTCCTGCGCTGCTACCAAGGGAGGGACACACAGGTTCCTCCGACCTTCCTACCCCGTACCAATCTCTGGGTGCCCGTGGGGTGAACAACCTTGCAGCCAAGTTGCTGCTTGCTCTGTTCCCTCCGAACACCCCATTCTTCAAACTGGCAGTTGACGACTTCACACTCGAAGAGTTGACCCAGCAAGAAGGGATGCGTGCACAGGTAGAAGAAGGTCTCAACCGTATTGAACGTGCGGTACAATCAGAGTACGAATCAAGGGCCATGAACGTGTCCCTATTCGAGGCCCTGAAGCATGTTATCGTGACAGGTAACGTGCTGCTCTACATCGCCCCTACGGGTGAACTCAAGGTGTACCGCATGGACCGCTACGTGGTTCAGCGAGATACCATGGGTAACGTCATGAAAACCATTGTCAAGGAGTCAGTCTCCATGGGTTCGCTGCCTGCGGCAACCCGCGAAGAACTCATCAAGACAATGAGTGATGACGAAGTAGAGAAGGCTTTGACTTCCAACATCGACCTGTACACCTGCGTTAAACGCACGGAGACAGGCTGGAAGGTGTGGCAAGAGGCAAAGAACGTGGTGATTGAATCCAGCAAGGGCGACTACCCTGAAGGAAAGTCACCGTGGATTGTCCTACGCTGGACCAAGATTGATGGTGAGTCCTATGGCCGGGGCTACATTGAAGAATACCTTGGCGACCTGAAGAGTCTTGAGGGATTATCCCAAGCGATTCTTGAGGGTTCCGCTGCTATGGCAAAGCTCCTGTTCATGGTGAATCCCAATGGGACAACCAACAAGGAAGACATTGCGAATGCAGAGAACGGTGCCGTGGTCGATGGTAACGCTGCCGATGTGACAACACTTCAAGCCAACAAGTTCGCTGACTTCCGGGTAGCACTGGAACAGGGTAACAAGTTGGAAGAACGTCTGTCCTTCGCCTTCCTGTTGAACTCCGCTGTACAACGCAGTGGTGAGCGCGTGACTGCCGAAGAGATTCGCTTCATGGCTCAGGAATTGGAAGATGCCCTCGGTGGTATCTACTCGATTCTCTCACAGGAATTGCAGTTGCCCATGGTCTCCCGAATCATGTTGCAGATGCAGAAGGCCCGTAAGCTCCCTTCGTTACCCAAAGGTGTAGTCCGCCCCGTTATCGTGGCTGGCTTTGCATCACTGGGTCGTGGACAGGACCTGAGCAAACTGACCCAGTTCGTACAGCTTGTTGCCCAACTTGCAAACCTCCCACCGGAGTTGAACAAGAACGACATCATCAAGCGTATTGGTACTGCACTTGGTATCGACATGAAGGGTATCGTCAAGACACCTGAAGAGTTGCAGGCTGAACAACAGCAGGCAATGCAACAACAAATGGCCCTGCAAGCCACTGGCCCTATGGCACAGGCAGCAGGACGTGTAATGGAACAAGGAGCCGCTAATGCCCCGTAAGACAAATGCAAACCCGAAGATTGCCGTAGCAGACATCGTTCAGGCAGTACCTGACCGTGACTACCAGACCTTCACAACCGTGGTTGGTACCGCTGCTATTGAAGCATTCGTAACAGCCAACGCTGCCCAGAACCCGAACCTTGCTGCGCGAGTAGCAGGTGCCTCGAAGGTCAAGTTCGATTTGACCGCTGGTGTAATCACAACCCTTATCGTGAGCAAGTAATATGACCCTGACTGTGAATGTGCCCCCACAAGACGAGAACGTGAACTTGTCCGAAGCTGACAAAGCTGCCCTTGCTAAGGTAGACCAGAAGACCGCACAGGTTGCCGAAGCGATGGCTGCTGAAACCCAACCGGGTACCCCAGTAGAACGCCCAAGCTGGCTCCCAGAAAAGTTTGCAACACCGGAAGACATGGCGAAAGCCTACGCCGAGTTGTCAACCAAGCTGGGTACTGGTGAGCAACCTGCTGCAACCCCCGCTGTTCCAGATGCTGATGCCAACAAAGCTGTTGAGCAAGCTGGCTTGGACATGGAAGCACTGCGTGCCGAGTTCTCTGAGACTGGCGACCTGAAGCCTGAGACATACGCCAAGTTCAAAGCTGCTGGTGTACCTGAAGAGGTTGTCAAGGGTTACATCGAAGGCCAGAAGGTAATCGCTGACCAATACGCCACAAGCGTGAAGGCAGTGGCCGAAGGTAAGTTCGATGACATGGTTGCTTGGGCAGCTACAAACCTGACTCCCGCTGAACTCAACGCCTACAACAAGGCTGTGGATTCAAACGATGCTGACATTGCAAAACTGGCAGTGTCCGGTATCTACCAGAAGTTCGTAGCTGCAATTGGTAAAGACCCCTCACTGGTAAACGGTGATGCAGGCGATGCCAAGGGCGATGTCTTCGAGTCAACCCGACAGGTTACCGAAGCGATGCGCGACAAACGCTACAAGACTGACCCTGCATTCCGCAAGTCAGTGCAAGAGAAGCTGGCCCGTTCCAGCGTGTTCTAAACCCATGTGGGCTTCGGCCCATGTGAGGTATGATATTTGGTAACAATAGGAGTTTCACCATGATACTTGGTGGCCTAGAAATGGTAGCGGGTCTCATGGCCCCTGCCCTAGTGGAAGGCTTCAAAAGCATCATCGTAAAGTTCACGGGCGGTGTACAACCCAAGAGCATTGACGATGTAGCAAAGCTGGCAGACATTGACGTTCGCCGCCTTGAAGCAATTGCGAAACTGGATACCCCAGTCGGCACCCCCTCGCAATGGGTGATTGACTACAGGGCTATCTTCCGATACTTCGCCGTGACATTGATTTGGTTCTTCACAGGTGTTGCCATCATTGCTGGTGCGCCACTGGAAGTAACCGAGTTACTGCTTACCATGGCAGGTACGACCCTTTCGTTCATCATTGGTGAACGGATGCTGTTGAACTTTAATCGAAAGTAGTCAAGTAATCTTGGCCCTCTGCGGAGGATAACCCTGAAGAAACACTGCAAGTAAAATTCAGTCAACGCAAAACTTTCTCTCTCTTTAATCCTTACAAGGAAAATCTAAAATGGCAAACGCTTCCGTATCCCGTATTGGTCAAATCAACGCAACTGGCGATGCTTCGGCCCTGTTCCTGAAAGTATTCTCTGGCGAAGTCTTGACTGCCTTTGAAGAAACCAACGTGATGATGAACCGTCACAACGTGCGTACCATCGCTTCTGGTAAGTCCGCCCAGTTCCCTACCTCTGGTAAGATTGGTGCTGAGTACCACGTGCCCGGTACTGAAATCAATGGCTTGACCCTGCGTCACTCCGAGCGAATCATCACCATTGATGACTTGCTGATTTCTCACGCTTTCATTTCAAACATCGAAGAGGCAAAGAACCACTACGATGTACGCTCAATCTACTCAACTGAGATTGGCCGTCAGTTGGCTTACACCATGGACAAGCACGTTCTGCAAACTGCTGTTCTGGCTGCTCGTGGTACTGGCTCATTCACTGGCGATATCGCTGGTGGTTCGTTTGAAGACGCAACTGTTGGTACCGACTCCGACAAACTGGTAGCTTCCATCTACGCTGCTGCCGAAGAGTTCGATGAGAAGGACGTACCACAAGATGAGCGTTACTTCTTCGTTCGTCCTCAGCAGTATTACCTGCTGGCTCAGAACACCAAGGTCCTGTACAAGGAAATTGGCGGTACTGGTTCCATCGCTGATGGTAACGTCCTGAAGATTGCTGGCTTTGAAATCGTGAAAGCCAACCACCTGCCTTCAACTGTCATCGCCAACGGCTCCTTGCTGGCTGGTACTGACAACAAGTACGCTGGTGACTTCTCCAAGACTGTTGGCTTGGCTTTGCAGAAGCAGGCTGTAGGTACTGTCAAGTTGATGGACTTGGCAATGGAAATGGAATACGACATCCGCCGTCAGGGTACCTTGATGGTTGCGAAGTACGCTGTTGGTCACGGTATCCTCCGTCCCGGCTGCGCCTTCGAGGTTCGCACTGGTGCACCCGCCTAATCTCGGTTAAAGATTAACACATGGGTCATCCTTCGGGGTGGCCCATTTTTTTGCTCATAGGAGACCATCATGGGTCAACAAGTTTTCAAAGTACAGAAGTATGTCTCAGTGGACGGTCAGACAGAATTCCGTGTGCCAGCCAGTGGGTCAATCCTTTTGGTTACCATTGCAGGTGTGTCCGTACCGTTCACCTTCGACAAGGTGCGTCAGGTTGTGACACTGACCACAGGTGCCGATGAGGGTGTGTACGTGGAGTTCACGTGCGCTGCCCAGTACGATTCCTTCAAGGACCTCGTGAGTAGCGTGGTGTACAATGCGGATGCTCTCGGTACAACTCAGGCCACCGCCGCACCAATTACAGCCCACGTGTTCCGTGTGGATGACGCTGGTCCTACAGCCAAGGGCTTGATTCTACCCGTTGCTGAGGCAGGCTCAATCTACATCGTTCGGAACTCAACAGGACAGGCCCTTGATATCTACCCACCCATTGGTGAGCAGTTGAATTTCAATGGTAACAACGTACCCTCAACACTCGGAACCTTTTCATATTCCATCTACGTCAAAGCTGACGACCAGTTGGGATTCTGGATTGAACTCCTGTAAGGAAACATCATGGCTAAACCCTTCAAGCCCGGATTCTTCTCGAATCTAAACGGTATCAAAGACAACAACGACAGGCCCCCGTTAGCAGGAGGGGGCGCGGGGACCACCAACACCTTTACCAACTTGGGTACTGGTGCAGCAGTCTTCGCAGCCCTTGTGGGCGCAGACGTGCGCTTCAGAACAGTAACAAGTAACGACCCCCGGATTGTGGTTGACTCAACTGCGAATAACGTCCGTGTAGGAATGAACCTATCCATACTTGGAGGTGACCCGGCACCACCCGCTGTGTCCCCAACATCCTTCAGGTTGACACGTGATAACCTGTCAGGGAACGACACCACAATCGTGACCCGAACTTTAGGCGCGGCCACCAACTCAGGATTGGTAGCGTCCCTATCTGGGGACACACTGGTGATTGGTACAAACGCAACAGTGCTTGCAACATTATTGGCCCCACTGCTGCCCCCACTGATTTCTCTTGGAGAAACCAACACGGCTTCCAACCGGGGCGCTGGTGAGGGTGTGTTCGCGGCCAAGGTAGGTGTGGACTTACAGTTCAAATCCCTTGTGGCTGGTACCAACGTGACTCTGGCAAGTGATGCCAACACTATTACCATTAACTCCACTGGGGGTGGTGGTGGGGGTGGTGGAGTTGGGGCAGGTGGTGATGAAAAAGCTGCCCGGTTCACCAACGTCCAGAACCAGACACTTACCTCAGGTGCCTTCACAATTCTCGATTACGATGACACGGTAACAAACAACTCCCCGACAACCTACACCAACAACGGTGCTGGCCGGGTGACTGTGACAGAGACAGGTTTCTACACGTTGACTGCTGGCTTGGCTGTTCAGGCTTCCTTACTCTCGGCTGTTAATACCACCGCCTTGGGTATCTTCAGGAACGGACAGGCCATTGCTGCTGAGACAAACTCCCAGACATTGGCTGTGGGTGAGACCCGTATCCATACCTGCGCGACATCCATTCAGTTGAACGCTGGTGACATCATTGATGCCCGTGCGTATGTATTGTCAGCCCTCGGCTTGGGTAACATTCTAGCCTTGCTGCTGCCCTTACTGTTCGGTCAGAACGCAACCCAGATTAACCACTTGGCATTGGTCAAGCAGGAGACTGGGGACACACTAGGTGGTCAGAACATCGGCGCAGGTCAAGGTGAAGTATTCCGTCAGGTTACAGGAAACAACTACCAGTTCCGCACACTCCGTGCAGGTGCCAACACGACAATCACACAGGATGCCAACGAGATTACCATTGCGTCCACTGGTGGCGGTGGTTCAACCCCTCCCATTATGGTGGGTGGTGCAAACGGGGCACTTGCAGTAAGCAACACCGCTTTTGCAACGAAAGGTCTCTGGGTAACAGTTAGTGACACGGTAACCCTAAAAGGTTTGTGGTTCATTGTTGACCCCGCTGCCACTACCGAGGTGTACAGGCTCAACGTAAGTACCACAAGCGGTACAGCCATCGGGTCTTCAATAACAAGCATCCTTGGAACTACTGGAACAACACAGGCTAGGACAACAGACGGTGAGACACAGTTTGCCCTGTTCCCAACACCAGTGGTTCTAAGTCCGGGTACTTACCTAATAACCGCAACGGTAACTACAGGTACTGGAACTACCGTACTAAGGACGTTCACCGCTGGTGCAACGACAGGTGCATTAACAACAGGTACACCGTTTATCCGCCCAGCCTTATCATCAAACACCGTGCAGATTGCATCCAACAGTTTGGCTGTGGGAAACACTGTGGCGGCTTTGGGTACCTCACAGGGGTACACTGTACTCCCAATCATTTAGGAGAAACCATGAGTTCTTTACCAACAACAGTTCCCTTGACGGAACTTGAGGTCGTCAACAAGATGCTGTTCTCAATCGGGGAGTCCCCGGTGAACACTCTTGATGGGTCCGTACTGGAAGCAGTGCAGGCCCTGAATGTCCTACGCAACATTAACCTTGAGATTCAGTCCCATGGCTGGCACTTCAACACTGAAGAACGCTTCCCATTGGCACCGAACATCGCCAAGGAAATCCCTATCGGGGTCAACATCCTGTCAGTAGATGCTTCCAAGTACGAAGACTGGGATGTGGTTCAACGTGGTGCACGCTTGTACAACAGGCGCGACCGTACCTTTGAGTTCGACAAAGAGGTACTGTGCGACATCACCTTGGGCCTGCCCTACGACCAACTCCCCCAGTATGCCCGGTGGTATATCTGCGTGAAAGCCACTCGACAATTCTGTGAGGGCTTCCTTGGGGGCGAACTTCAAGCTGCCTTCACACAACGTGATGAGCAGGACGCATGGCGTATGTTCCTAAAAGTAGAGGGACGACAAGGTGACTACAACGTGCTGACAGGAAGTAACTCTGTCAAACGTGTCACTTCACGCCGACCCTACAATAATCGTATCGTGAGGTTATAATGGCTTTCATTTCTTCTTCAATCCCCAACATGGTAAACGGGGTATCGCAACAGCCTCAAGTTCTGCGACTGCCCTCACAGGCAGATGAACAGGTAAACGGTTTCTCTTCCACGTCATCGGGATTGCGGAAGAGGGCTGAGACAGAGTTCGTGGCCTCCCTGTTCCCGGTAGCCCTGACGGATACCCGACAGGTGAAGGTCCACTGGATTAACCGGGACGGTGACGAGAAGTACGTGGTGGTGTTCCAAGCGAATAACCTACGGGTGTTCGACTTAAACGGTGTGGAGCAGGTGGTCAACTTCCCGGATGGGAAAGCGTACATCACCGAGGCGTTCCCTCAGGACACAATCAAGGCCCTGACAATTGCTGACTTCACCTTCGTGGTGAACAACAGCCGGGTGGTCCGCGAGTCAGTTGAGTTATCCCCGCAGAGACCCTACGAGGCAATCGTTTCGGTCAAGGGCGGGAACTACGGGAAGAAGTATGCAATCAAGATTGATGGAATCGAACTGGCTGACTTCACAACCCCGGATGGTACGGCTGGTGCCCATGCTGCCCAGATTGGTACCGACTTCATCGCCAATGAATTGTTCACCCAGCTACTCGCTACAGGTAACATCATCACCCTACCGGGCCTACCCCAACGGACGTACTTCGGGGCACCCGGTGAGATTGATACGCAGGACTTCCGAATCAGCGCCTCAAACAATTACTACCTGACAGCCTTGCAGGTCCCAGTGAATACCCGTGCTGAACTGCTGGGTGCCACATTCAATGACAACAGGTATCAGGTGGTTGGTGACCCGTTTGGTTACAGCCCAAAGTTCTTTCAGGCTTTGAACCGGGCAGAGATTCAGGCAAGCACACAGTTCCAAGAGGACAATGGCGGGTTCGACCCGTTCAATCCCCCTGTTGGATTCAAGTCAGTGTGGGTACGCCATTCCGGTTTGCCTGAGTTCCCTACCTTCACGGTGGCAACGCTGGGCAGTACCAATGACACCAACGGGTTCGTCAACGTGCAGTCCCGTGAGGTCAAGCTGTTTGGCTCAACCATCTACATTTCTCAGGACAACGACTTCACCATCGAAGCAACGGACGACTTCAACAACAACTCAATGCAAGCCTACAAGGGTGAGCTACAGAACTTTGAAGAACTCCCAGCAAACGGTGGCGCTGAAGGTTTCACCATCAAGGTTGTGGGCGTCTCGGTAACTGAGGACGATGACTTCGACCTGACATGGGTCCCATTCAAGGGTTCCGTGAATACTGGTGTGTGGCGTGAGACAGTGGAGCCGAACTCAGTCATTGGGCTGGACGCATCCACCATGCCCCACGTGTTGGTCCGCGAGGCCAACGGTCAGTTCACCTTCAAGCGTGCAACCTACGGACAGCGTGTGACAGGTAACAAGGAAAGCAACCCTGCCCCTTCGTTCGTGTCCAAGAAGATTGCGAACCTGTTCTTCTTCAAGAACCGCCTTGGCTACATTGCCAATGAACAGGTGGTGATGAGTGAGGCCAGTGAGTTCTTCAACTTCTACCGAAGCACTGTGCGTCAGTTGTTGGACAGCGACCCGATTGACATTGCAGTTGCCCACAACCGGGTGAGTGACTTGAAGTGGGCCGTCCCTTTGTCTCGCCGCCTTTTGCTGTTGTCATCGCAGACCCAGTTCGCCATTGATGGGAACGAACTTCTGACCCCGAAGACAGCCAACGCGAAGGTCCTGACTGAGTTCGACTGTTCCATCAAGTGCCAGCCAAAGATTCTTGGCCGTAACCTGTACTTCCCATACGAAGCCAGCGGGTTCACCAAGGTGCGTGAGTTCTACATTGACGCTGACGAAGTGGCTGATGCCGCTGACATCACAGCCCATGTGGACCGCTATGTTCCCCCGAACGTGCACACCATTGCGGAGGCAGCGAACGAAGACTTCATGGCTATGTTGACCAACGACAGGCCCAACGAAATGTACGTCTACAAGTTCTACCTGCAAGGCCAAGAGAAGCTGCAATCCTCATGGTCCGTCTGGGAGTTCAAACCACAAGAGAAACTTCTGGGTGCCAACTTCTACTCGTCAGAGTTGTATGTGGTTTCCCAGCGAGACAACCGTGTGGTACTCGAAAAGATGGACTTGCGGGAAGAGTCAATCAGCCCTCAGGAACCCTACCGGGTACTGCTGGACTCCAAGTTCAGAACCAGTGCCGGGGTCTTCCAGTCACCAGTGACGTTGTTCACCGCCCCGTACCCAGTCAATGGGTTGCAGGAATACTTCGGTGTGGTTGCTGCTGGTCAACAGGATGCTGGGTTGATTGTGAAGCTGGGTGTTACAGGTACCAACTTGCTGTTTGCCGAAGGGGACTTCTCAGGTGTAAACATGGTGATTGGTTGTAAGTACAAGTTCCGCTACAAGTTCTCAACAATCTTTGCTCCGAAGCCAAGCCAAGGTGCACGGCAGGCTGACCAGTTGGTTAAGCTCATGCTCCGCAACATGGTTGTGAACTTCAACGAGACAGGCTTCTTCAAGGCCAAGGTTACCCCAGAAGCACGGGATACCTACGAGTACGTGTACTCAGGTAAGACACTAGGAGTCTCAAGCAATATCATAGGCCAAGTCAACCTTGTCGATGGCTCCTTCAAGTTCCCCATCGGGACCAAGAACTTGAATACAGACATCGTGTTGGAAAACGACACGCCATTACCTTCAGTGTTTACCAGTGCCGATTGGGAGGCGACTTATGTTAAAAGGACTCGTGGTACGTAAGACG